GCTATATGTTTGAGCACAAGGGCACGCTCGTATACAAATGCCATAACTGTGATATCAGTGCCTCACTTTATAAACTCTTAGATCTTGTTGATACTAATGTCGCACGTGCCTATCGTTTAGAAACATTCGCGAATCGTGAACACACAGCTAACACAGTCGATGAGTTCATTATCAAAAATGATAAGAGTCCTGTAGTATCGACTAAACCCAAACTCGAGCTAGATTTACCACGTATCACCGAACTCCTTGACACACATCGAGCAGTTCAATATCTAAAAGGTCGCAAAGTTCCCGAGGATAGATTCGGTGACATGTTCTACGCGAAAAATATGAAAGAGCTCGAAAAACTGAATCCTCTTTACAAAGATAGATTGATAGCTGATGAGCGCATCATCATTCCCTTTCGTGACATGACTGGTAATATTGTCGGTGTCACTGGTAGAGCTATGGGTAACTCGAATCTTCGTTATGTTACCATACGTGTCGAGCAAGATAAACCTCTGGTCTATGGGTTAGATCGCATCGATTACACAAAACAAATCTTTGTTGTCGAGGGTCAGTTTGACAGTATGTTTGTGGATAACTGTATCGCTCCTGGTGGCACAGACTTTAATCGTGCTGTGTATTCTCTGCCGAAAGAGCAAGTGACTTTGGTCCTAGATAATCAACCGAGGAACAAACAAGTCGTTAAGAAGGTTGAGTCATTTTGTCAGAAAGGATATAATTTAGTTATATGGCCAGCAACATGGAAATACAAGGATATCAACGACGGGATAGTAGCAGGAATGAGCCGTCGGGAAATAATGGGCATACTAAATACAAACACCCACACGGGATTAAAACTGAAACTAGCAATAAGGGATTGGAAAAGATGATACAATCTGTCCGTTTGGTTTCATTTTCGAAACCATCGGAAGATTTTTCTGAGGAGTTGAATGATTGTCAAGACCTTATATCATTTTGCGCAAGGGTATCTAATCCTAGCAACCAATTAAATACTGAAACCACAGAAAAACTTCTAAGGTACATGATCAAGTACAAACACTGGTCACCCTTTGAAATGGCAAGTGCTTGTTTAGAAATTACTACAACGAGAGATATCGCTCGTCAAATACTGCGACATCGCTCGTTTTCGTTTCAAGAGTTCAGTCAAAGATATGCCGATCCTGTGAAAGAACTTGAGTTTACGAGGAGAGAGGTACGGTTACAAGATTCTAAAAATCGGCAAAATAGTATTGAAATAGAAAATGATCCATCGATTCAAGATGATGTTGCGAAGCAAGAGTTGATATCTGAGTGGAACCGGAAGCAAGCTGGTATCACCAAACTCGCAACTCAAGCATATCAATGGGCGATTGAAAATAATATAGCGAAGGAACAAGCAAGGGCTGTGTTGCCAGAGGGACTCACTGTTTCTAGGATGTACATGAATGGAACCTTGAGATCTTGGATTCACTATATAGAACTACGAACAGAAGCAGGGACTCAGAAAGAACACCGGATCATAGCAGAAAAATGCGGTGTCGTCATATCAAAGATCCTACCTCTGATCACTGAGTTTCAAAATTAAATCCTTCGGAGAAATAAAAAT